AGGGGAGAGAACGCAGGGATATGGAATGGATCCCTCAAGGCAGAGCTACGCCCACTCGAGAAGGTGGAGCAGGACAAAACGCGAGTGTTCACAGCAGCGCCAATCACAACATTGGTGGGTGCCAAGGCATATGTCGATGATTTCAACAAACAATTTTATGCCACACACTTACATGCACCTCATACGGTTGGTATTAACAAATTCCAGAGAGGTTGGGAGAGAGTGCACCGCTACTTAGATGAGCCAGGGTGGCTTCACGGGAGTGGTGACGGGTCGAGATTTGATGCTTCTATCGACCCATTTCTGTTTGATGTGATTTACTCAATCAGGTGCCACTTCATGGCACCAGAGTGCAAAGAAGAAGCAGAAGCTGCCCTCAGCCATATGTACAGAGAGTTCGTTTTCACCCCTGTGCACACAATTGCTGGAAACATAATCATGAAGAAGCTAGGGAATAACAGTGGCCAGCCAAGCACTGTTGTTGATAACACACTTGTTCTCATTCTATCATTCCTCTACGCTTACATTTCCAAAACTGGGGACACGACTTGCTCTCAACTTCATGAGCGGATGCGCTTTGTTTGCAATGGGGATGATAACAAGTTTTCAATCTCAAGGGAGTTTGAACACGAGTTCGGAGGGGATTTTTCGAATGAAATCGGTGATTTGGGTTTGAGCTATGAGTTTGATATCTTAACTGATAACATAATGGAGAACCCATACATGAGCTTAACAATGGTGCAACACACATCAGGTGTTGGCTTTCAGCTGAATCCCCGCCGAATAGTCGGAATAGTCCAGTGGATCAAGAAAGGAGGCGTGGTTCATGCAGCACAAGCTGCTTTTGCAGCAACCATTGAAGCTTACAATGACCCATGGCTCTTTGGGATCATGAATCTTTATTTAATATGGTTGCTTTGCGAGTACAAGGATGCACTCACCTATGCCAATGAGCATGAGCTGGCAACAATCTGTTACATGGACCCACTGCAAATACATGCCCTTCATTATGAAGTTCACTCTGAGGAGGGAACACAAGAATTACAAATGGATCTGGAAAAGAAGAAAAAGGAAGAGGAGCAAGCCAAGGCACTCGAGGCAGCCAAGCTCCAAGATGAAAAGGAAAAAGCAGCACTAGC